ACCACCTTTCTCCTGTGCTGCAGGATCTGTGATAATGTTCATTGTTCCACCGATTGATGGAGTTGCCAAGTTAACTGCTGATAGTCCTCTCTGCATTTGGATAGAAGATGTAGCATCACCCACACCATCCCAATTGGACCAATACACCCAACCGTTTTCCATATCGTTTTGAGGAACACCGTTTATCATAACAGCAACGTTTCTTTGGTTGAAACCACGTACATTAATACGAGCATCACCAGCACCACCACCTTGTTGAGTAGCATATACACTTGGTGTAGTATTCAGAATCATTGGAATATCTTGAGAACCTAATCTCACTTCCATATCCTCTTTTACTATAGTAGTATAAGCCACAGGTGTTGTTTCATCAGCACGAGAAGCAAGAACTTCTAATGCTGTCATCGCAATAGCATCTATCACCAATGTGAAGTCAACTATTACGTCACTTGAATCCACCGTAACCGGATTAGTTACCGGTGAATACCCTATGAATGAAGCAATTACATTATAATCTCCAACAGGTACATCGATACTATAGAAACCATCACCATCTGATACTGTTCCTAAGTTCGTGCCTTCGATTACAACGTTTGCACCAACCAAAGGTTTATCTCCATCACTAACAACTCCTACTACTGATTGTCCAATTAGGAAAATCGGCGTTAAGAATACTAACAACGAAGATAATAGATTACGTTTATTCATAAAACGTCTCCTTGTGTTTTTTATTGTTAAGACACATTTTTTCACAGGTGTGTCGTCTGCCTGTCCGCATTTGATTAATTTGCATACTCTTGGTCATCGTTATCACCAGTAGTAGATACCACCTCGACATCACAAAAATCTCCATCACAGAACTTTTCTACATTTGCTTCTTCCTTATGAATCACACCGAAAGAAAGTTTACCAAGTTTCTTAACTTGTTTATCATACTCTTTCTCTTCTATTGATTCATACGGCATTTGTGGATAAGCTCCATAATCATGTCGTGGTAGTAAACTAATACCTTTTAGATGATATTGATAATAGTTCAATACATGAGGGATTTGGTCACCCTCTTTTTCTGGATCGAATGTAACCGTACAACTCACTTGGTTGTCTGCCCAATGTCTTTGTAAGAAAGCAGCTAAACTGAATTGTTCCCAAATCGAAAGTTCAGCCGCTGTCCTTATCCCCTCTCCTACATCCACAGGCACTTCAACAACCATTGTTGTATCTTCTGAACCAAAAGCAGGTTCTATCTTATATCCTGCTTTTTCTAACGGTTCTATTAATTCTGAGTGTTTTGATAACCTTATTCTTCTTATGTAAAATCTACTTTCGGGATAATGTAAACCTGGAGTAGCACCAGCCAATAATGAAACGGTGCCAGATGGTTTAACTGAAGTAGTTTTGATTGAGTTTGGTACAGCCAACCAATCAGAATACTGATTATCCCATTTTTGAATGGTATCATATCCGTTCTCCAACCAATTTCTAAATTCATGTAAGCCATGTTTAGTAATAAACTGAGCAACACCACTTACAGAACATCCTATTCTTCTGTTTCTTAACATAACTCTGTTGGTTTCTGACCAATGAGTCCTTCCTAATGTAACTGTCTTAGCATATAAGTATGCATATTTTAAGGTTCTTTGATAGTCTTCTAATGAATCATGGTTGTTTGGAAACGTTTCTACAAGACAACACAATTCATATGATTCGAGAGATTGTTCTAAACATGGATTACCACCCATGACTCTGTGGTCTTTATCATCACCACCGTTTTTCATACGAGAATACTTTTGCATATTCTCTAACCAAGCAAAACCTGGTTCTCCATTATCTACTATTCGTTTGGAAGCTTCAGTATAATCCATACCAAGTTCTGCGAATATACTATTATTACTAGTCCATCCATATTGATCTCTGTGAGGGTTTACTTCATAATTCTTTAAGTCTAGATATTCTTCATCATACGGATCTCCAAATACAATCTCAGCAGTTCTTCTAACATTACCTGCTACTACACACTTTCCTATAAGATTCATAATATCAACAATTGTGGTTACTGTAATTGGTTCTCCACTATTCTTCTCTAATACCTTTTTAATATCTTGATGTACTTCTTTTAGTGGTTCAGGACCTGAACTTACTCCACCAAAACCTTTTATTGGAACACCTGCTGGTCTTATCTTTGAGTAATCAAATTCTATCGGTGATTGACCATGAAAATAGTTTTCTAATAATAGTCTCAATGATTCTACCCAACCTTCACGAGTGTCTGGTATTTCAAAGGTTTGAACATCTCTATCTTTGTCTACACCTTTAACTACTATTTCACCAGCACCTTTTGTGTCGAATCCAACTCCAACACCTAACATACTAGCATCCATAAGGAAACAGAATGGTTTCGAGTAATCTTCCTTAATTGTACTTGTAGATACGAAAGCACAATTATTCAAAGCCGCATACAATCCTTTTTCTTCTGTAACTGGTGTACCCATAGCCCACAAACCACGACCTGGTGGTAGAAACTTCATCGTGAAAATCCTCTCATACATATCTTGAGCTGACCTTTGTGCTTGCCATGGATTCCACCCCAATTGATGTGAGTCTATCCAATTCTTTTGCATGGTGTAAGTACCTTCTACAACTCTTTGTACTGTTTCCCACCATCGTTCATTTTTTCCATTGTCTTTTATTCTTGAATATGTTCTCATGTAAACTAACTCACCCAATCCGTTGAAACCAAATGGTGGCTTTTTTCTTTTATACTTGTTTATAAACTTTTCCGATAACGTAAATTTTTCCATTCTGTACCCTTAATTAATCTTTCCTAGTAACATAGATAAATATAATATATATTTAATCCTAATTACAATTTTATTCAAATCCCTCAACTTTTTTTTCCATGTCCTTATATTTGTTTGCTAATTCTTTTCTAAGAAATTCTTCACTATTGTTCATCTTGTCTTGTGTTTCTTTTCCGAACTGACTACTACCCTCATGTATCTTTACGACACCAATGTTAGTATTAATCGTAGATGGATAAGTAACACCATCGATACCAAATCTATTTTTAATCACATGAAATCTACCTGTATTGGCTATCTTATCTTCAACCTTACGACTCATACTCATAACAAAATCTGCAGTCATTACCTTACTATAATCTTCAGCAACTTTATCAGCACCAATCACATCCTCTTCAAGAGCACTTCTGTTAGCCTGTGAAGCAGTCCAAATAGGAATCTCCAACTCACCAGCAAGTCCTCTTAAATCTTCATATATGTTACCTATTGCATGTCTTTTTTCTTTGAAGAAACCTGTAGGCATAAGTATGTCCGCGTAATCCACAATGACCATATCAATGTTAACTCCACTTAGTTCTATCTGTTTGAGATGAGCACCTAGAGTCTGAACCGATGCAGCTTTAGTTGGAAAGTATTTGATAAGTAACTTACCTGGTAGTTTTGATATTTGTTTCTGTACCTCTTCCTTATGATACTTTATATTAGCTGTTGTTACACCACTAAAGATAGAATCATATCTAAGACCAACATAGTTTTCATTTAACTCCAATGAGTAATGTACAACAGTCTTACCCTTTCTAACCACTTCAGAACCGAGAGCCTGTAATGTCCAAGACTTACCAATACCAGCTGGAGCTACAACAACACCCAACTCACCAGCACCTAAACCACCATCGGTTATATCATTGATAACATCCCAAGGTGTTTTAACGGTAATTCTAGAGGACTCTTCTAATCTAGTTTCTAGTGATGGTATGTAATCATGACCTAAGTCCCTTTCAGTTCCAGCTTTCATCGCATCATCTATAATAGATTTTATACCATCGTAGTTTTTATTCTCCAACATATCAACAGATTCTAAGATAGCATTCTTTAGTGTCTGATTCTTACAGAAATCTAAAGTTTCTGATTGTACAAACTCTAAATCCGTAGATTCAATATTTTTCCAAACATCTCTGAGTTTTTCTACCACACCAGACTTCAGTACATCATTATCAATCTCATCTATCTTATACTTTATAACCTCTAGAGTTGGTTGTTTTTTATATTCATAATAATATTTTCTGATAGTTTTTACTAACCATTTATTGGAATCAGAATCAAACATATCTGGTTGTAAAATATCACTAATGGTTTGTACAAATTTTATATCACTCATCAGAGAAGCGATAATTTTAGATTGAAACGATGTTCCAAATTGTGTTAATGTTTCACTCATTTACTCTCCTTTCTAAAAACAAAAATGGGTTCGTATTTATAACCCGCACCCATAACACTTGATAAAGTTAATTGTAAAGTATCCTCTTGAACAAATCCTAGTTCTTGAGCGATACGAACTGTTTCCTTTTCTATAAAATTATACTTAGGAGTATTTGCAATATTAATTAACATATACCTATTATTTTTTAATCCAATATAACAATTTTGAATGGTCTTCTTCAAAAAACCATTTACCCATTCATTTTCTGTAGGGAACTTAATAAAACTTTGTGTACTTTCCAAGCTATATTTTTCAGTATCAAAGTATGGTGGTGAAGTAAAACATAAGTCGAATGACTCTTCCATCGGTTTATATTCTTCACTACCGAGTTTATAAATATTAACTTGTTTTCCCAAATACGAAAAATCTTTTACCATCTTCTGAAGTCCATCATAAGTCCTAGACGATGGTTCTGTTCCGATGTATTGTTTGGTATTTGATGCAGATAAAAATCCTAGTAATCTACCACCCCATCCACAAGACATATCCCATACAACATCACCACCAAACTTCTCATATATCAGTTTAGCAGCAGTTGGTCTGAAGTTACTAACAGACTGTGTACCACTATAAATTTTTAGAGATTGTCTAAATCTATTTTCATGAAATTTATTTTTATCTCTACCTTCTTCACCCTTGTAATGTTTAAGTTCAAAGTTCCAAGTTTTTCTAATTGTTGATTTTAACTTATCGTCATCTAAAAATATCTCCATTGGTGACATCTTAGCACCACCACAACGGACTTCCCAAAAATGTGGAAAGTATGTCCAAGCTAATCTTAAACAATGCATCGTCTGAATGATTTTGTTATCTTCAAATATTGTATTAACATTAAACTTTCTGAGTTTTTTCAAGTGGTCATGTTTTTCATCCTCACGAATTGTGTAGTGTGGAAACCCATGTTTTCTGTAATACTTGAATATAACTTCTATACCGTATTCAATATCTACATTTTTAATATCGTTTACAACCCTATCATATTCCAAATCAAGGGAATCAACATCAAAATATTTATTCAATACTTTATAGTTTACACTCATTTATTATGTGTCTTTTCTGCGTATCTGTTTAACTGATTAAAGTTTGTTAGTAACCAACTAGTAACGTTTGGTAAAGCTGTAAACAGTTTATCTTCTAAGAACATCTTTTCAAACTGAAACTTAACCAATCTATTTATTGGTTCATTGATTCTATCAACTATCTTTGTTTTGGTAGAAGCTGAAATATCAACATCTGATAATTGCATTAACTTATAGTTTAGTTCTATCGTATCTTTGTGTTCTGGTAGTTCGTTTAAAACTTCATCCATCTCAACAATACGATTTTCACTAAGGAACGGTAACTTCTTCTGAATAGTTTTTAGTCCAAGACCACGAACACCACTAATATTATCTGACTTGTCACCATCTAAAACTCTGTACCAAATGTAGTTGTGAGATGAGATACCATATTCCTCTAACACACTATTTTCATCATACATCTTTTTCTTGGTTGGACTCCAAATTTTTATTCTACCATTAGCCAATTGTAAGAAGTCCTTGTCCGTAGACATGATAGTAATCTGTGAATCTGTAAGTACTTGTCTACATACATATCCTATAGTATCGTCTGCTTCTATGTTATCATATGACAATACAGTTACTGGTAAGTTATCTAAATACTCAACTACCCTCTGTATCTGCATAATCATATTCATCTTTTCATCGTCTTGTGATGCAAAACTATTAGAACGATTAACTCGGTACTTTGTTCTTCTGTTTTGTTTATACTCAGGATAAATCTTGCGACGGCGATTAGAACCACCCTTACCATCAAATACAATAATGGTACGGGTAGGTCTAATCATGTTTATGGCATAACCGATACTTCTTAAGAAACCAACTATTCCACCAATGTGAATACCATCCTCATTGGTAGTTGGTATAACACTAAATACTCTAATAAAAGTATTTAGGCCATCTATAATAAGTACTTTGTCATTCGGTTCACCACCGTCAAGGGAACCACCTTTTTTCTTTATCTCATCGAGTATAGACAAATATTTTGCATTACTCACTTGGTTCCTCTTCGATTACAACATCGTCAATTCCAAAGTTCTTTTCATACTTAAGAACAACTTTGTCACAAATCATCTGATAACAATGTGCCTTGAAGTCTTCATCCTTAAGATAATCTGGCCAGTCTTTAGATTGAAACTTAATCTCCTTACCATTATGGTCATCCATGGTATACCATGCTCCACCTTGTTTAACGAGTTTATGTTCTTTCATGACCTTTAACCAACTACCTTCGTTATCAATACCACTCTCGAAATAAAGTTCGAAATCGGCGTGTCTCATGGGTGGGCCAAGTCTGTTCTTGATGACTTGAGCTCTCATCTTCATTCCGATGGTATTATTTTTCTTGTCTTTGATTTGACCAACGTTCTTTAATCTGATACGAGTTGATGCGTGAAATGGTAATGCTTTTCCACCACTTGTAGTCCAAGGATCTCCAAACATCACGCCAAGTTTTTGTCTAAGTTGATTTGTAAATACGAGAGCTATCTTCTGTCTTCCAATCATCTGAGTAATCTTTCTCATTGCCTTTGAAAGGATGATAGCCTTAGAAGTAGCCCAACCATCCTTGTCGAACTCTGCTTCTAACTCTACCTTTGTTGTAGCGGCAGCTAATGAATCAACTAAGATGGTTACTAACCTGTCTTTATCTGACTCACGAACTTTTGCAACAATCTCTTCTATAGCACCAAAGATATCCTCTACAGTCTCTAAGTGTAAATATAACATCTGATTTATATCAACACCAATAGCTTCTAGGAACTCTGTACTGACAGCAGTCTCTGTATCTATGTAAACAGCAACACCACCTTTTTTCTGTGTCTCAGCAAGTATGTGAGCACCAATCAAAGATTTACCACTAGACTCAAGACCATTTAGTTCTGTAATTCTACCAACTGCAATACCACCATCTGGTCGATTGGATATTGCCAAGTCTAACATTGTAGAACCTGTAGAAATAAAATCTTTTACATCTGTAGGTGTTGTGTCTGAACCATCCAAGAAATATGCAACTTTCATATCCTTGAATTGTTTATTAATGGTGTCAGCTAAGACACCAGCTAATTCGTCTCTAGTAGACATATGATTCTCCTATATAAAAGTGGGTGTGTCCGGCTTTTACACACACTCGGTTTTATTAGTGTTGGCTTCAACACCCACTATTATGGTTTATTTAGTTATTGAATAAGTCGTCAAAAGCGTCTGAAGTTTCTTTAGAATTATAAGAAGTAGTATCTGCTACAACTTCTTTTTCTTCCTCTTCTTCTTCAGTTGAACCACCATTGAGATATTCATTCAACGCAGTTGTTAACTCTTCATAAGAAAGTTCTTGATATATATCAGTAATATTCTTTTGGTTTTCAGTTAACGTTTCGAGTAAAGATGCGTCTTCTGTGATAGGAGTCTGATTTGGTTTTACTCTTATTGAAGTCGATGGGAAACTGGCACCAGTTTCTTCGGCTGTCTTGAACTCTACAGCGACATCACGACCACTAACTTGGTCTGTAATATCACCATAATCTGGATCTGCGATTATAGAAAGAAGTTCTTGATAAACAGTCTTTCCAAATCCCCAAAACTTAACACCTTGTGATTCTTCACCACGAACAACAACAGGAGCGTATGTTCTCATCTTAGCTTCAACTTTCTTACCTAAACGATAATCATCTTTAGAACCAGTTCCTTTTAATTTCTGAGCGAACTCTTCAATCGGGTCTGGTCTACCAAAAGAGATTGGTGATAGGTAATTCTTTCCACCTAAGTCATAGTGAAAGTATAACTCGATGAAAGGATTATCTTTGTTGAACTTGTAAGGCACAATACGAACAATTTGGTTACCAGGTGATGGTTTCCAAAGATTTGATGTTCTGTTATTTGTGGTTTGAAGTTGATTAAGGCGATTTTTGATTGCATTTAAATCCATTATTATTCTCCATTATTTAATTAGTTAATTGTTAATTGTTACTTTCGTAACCGTTTGATAATAAGTATAATCAATATTCTGAAAATACAATTATTTTTTCTCGTTTTCCCAAGTATTTACGTTTACTATCGTGTAGATTCTAGTAGGTATTTTATTAAGACCTTCTTCGTTTGTTAGTAGTAAACAGTTCTTATAATTTTCCCATTCAATTGGAAAAGTCTTATCCAACTTACCACCATTTAGTTCACGAATCAAATCGTTAAGTGCGTTGATTGTGTATAGTGTGTTGGTGTTCTTCTTTCTGTGTAATGAAATAGTGTCTGGTACTTCTTGTATAGCGTCCTCATCATACTCAACATTATAAGTACAGATTAACTGATGGTAGTCTTTTTCATTTTGAAATACATACACCTTATCAAATACGATATCGTTACAAGCCAGTATGATATCTACTGTCTCATAGAATCTATTTCTTTTTGTGAATGTACATAATAGCTGAGTTCTCATTATATATCAGTTCCCTCTTTAGTTTGACTTCTAGGCATAATTAAAACTCTACCACCAATAATTATATCTTTCCCATTATTCCACCCAACATTCATTTCACCAGTATATCTTACTACAAAAAAAGGTTCATAATTTTCAGCAAATTTTGGAAACTTCTCAACACCACTATATATGTCTGGATTAAACATGACATGACCTTTAGATGAGGCTTTAATGTTAACTCCTCTTGCGTTACCATTTTCATCGGTCATTAAATCTACACCAAAAGCGGTAGCATCTTGCATTAAAACGTTTACATTATTAACACCAGCTTTACCACTACCATAATCCTTTCCAAAAATAGCTAACATTGATATATCTTTACCAGCATTTCCCATTTTTAATAATGACCTTCTACGAGAAAATCCAGACTCGTCTATGATATGTAAATTTGTTTTACCAACTCTTTTTAAAGCATTAGACAGCCATGTAAAATTTTTACCCCATATTTGTTTATTTTGTGTTGGTGATATAATTTGTTTTCCATCAACAGTTAAAACAACTTCGTCTTTTTCATTTCTATCTACACCACTAACATTCTTTAAATTATAAGTTGCTGACTTTACAACTGCATTTAAAAAAGAATCTGTTTCATTACCTATATTAGTGTCTTCTAAGGCAGAGTTAAACTCTTTTGTATAAAATGTTTTTAGTGTTCCATATTGTTGAAAAGAAGATTTTAATTCTTTTCCACTAGAGTCTTTATATTCACCATGTTTATATGAAACCCAAAAATTAGCTTTATTTTTTATACCAAAAGCCAAATCAGCTTTTGGACTACCAGGAACTTTAACACCACCATCTATATCAACACCACTATCTTTTCCGTTTATAAATAAAGATAATGGTTTATGTTTTGATATATCTAACATTGAATTTAAGTGGTCATCTAAATTATCAATCTGCATAGTCTCATAACCAATACCAGGTGCTACTCTTTCTCTAACTTGAACTCCTGATAATTTCATTACTTGATAGAAAGTATAAACCTGTCCAAAATATTTATCTTTTGGATTTTTAGATTTACTAACCATTAATTGTGCTATTCTTTCACCATATTGTGTTCTTATTTTTTTGACAGTTCCTGCTGTGGTCACAATTATTTTTGTTTTTCTAGAATATTTTTTTATATCATTTAAACTATGTTGTTTTTGAGTGGAGAATGTATTACCTGAACCAGCTGATAAAGGTTGTGATTTGTATTTACCCTTAACTATATCCTCTCGTTTATCATTAAACTTATCACCTAAAATCATTGTCAATATTTCATTATCTTTACTAGATATTTTAACCTCGTTTATTATATTATGTATAATACCGTTCACCACATTATGTGACACATTATATTCATTTAAAATATTATTTAAATGGTATATGTGTTTTGGGTTTTTAATATCTATAACACCAACTCGATATGACCACTCATTAGCTATTTTATTTAAATCTAAAGTCATACAAACTTCTCCGTAATGTCTTTCATTTCATGATAGTTTAGTCCCCAACTAACTTTAACTGGAAACTTACCCTTTTGTTCTAATATTTCTTTAACTTTCTTAATGTAATCTAAGCCATCTTCCATATTAAAGTCAAGTAAAAAACTATCATAACTATATAGTATTAATTTACTCTTATAGTCTTGAATATTGGGAATTAATTCTGATAAAACTTTCATATTGTTCTCAGTTTCCATTAACTGAATTGTGTAATTGAACAACTTATTGGCGTTCATATCATCTAAATTTTTCCTATATATTCTCTTACTATAAATATCGGATAGTATAAATTCTTTATTATTATATTCTTCCCACAATTCCTTTATATAATTCTCTACTCTAGCGAAAAAAGGGTTCAATTGTGATACTTCATAAGGAATAAAACCATATAGATATTTAAATGATAACCTTTTACTTTCTTCATAATCAACACCATAAAACTTTGCCATGTGTTCATGTACAGAACCTTTAGGAAAATCATAACCAATTCTTTCACCGATTAGTCTTAGATGATATGCATCATAATCCATCTCTACTAACACACCATTTTTACATCTACTTACATATGGTTTTCTACTACCATCCTTTTTGTTTAGAGCTGCGAAGTTAGTCCCACCAAACCTATTACTTGGTCTACCAGTAGATGTGAATATATTGTATTCAGAATAAACCATACCTTCTGTGGTCTGTATACCATTACCCTCTAAGTAAGATAGGTTATTTAGAATATCATCATTATATGACAGATTGACATCTTCTTTATTTTTTTCAATTACATCTAACATTATCTTAGATAGCTTTCTACACAACTCTAGATGTTTTAGTATCGGAATAACTCTGTTTATGTTTTTCTTTCTATAATGTTTCATGTTGAAAAAGTTATGTGAGTTTGTATCTATGTTGTCCGTTTCTAATGGTTGGTTTGTTTGGATGTAGTGTAATAAATTTACGTCAACAACACCATCGATGTCAATTAAATGTTGTAATCTTTTTTTATCTATGGTGTATTTTTTTGTGTCTGAGTTTAGGTTTGGTTGTTCATCTAAGTTTAGAGACTCACTATGATTATAAGATAGGATGTACTCCTCCCCATCAATAATCTGAACATAAAGTAAACAGATATCATCATCTGCAGGATGTTTGTGTTCATCAGATTGTATAGGTAAAACAATACTATCTTGTTTTTTATATATCTTAAGAAACGAACTGAGTTGTTCGTTGTTTTCTACTATAACCATTTAATATACATATCAATGTATTTTTCTAAATTACATTATTTTTCTTCTATTTAGTTTTGCTTGTATATCATCAACAGAACCTTTTGGTGGATTCCAATATTGTAGTGGGGATAATATTTTTCTAAATTGCTCATTACCTCTAGTCCTACTAATTAAATCTATGGTTACTTGATTATCTCTAATGACATCGGATTTTAATCCACCAATCCTCCAATCTAAAACAATATATCTAAATAAATTGTTTATCTCATTATCTTCCTCTTTAATCTCAAATATTTCACCATCAAGATTATTAGCTTTTTGTGTAAAGTATCGTTTAAAAGTTCCAATCCTATAATCACTCTCCGATGGTAGTGGTGTATGTTTAGATGGGTAATCCTCTCTAACTCGTGAAGTTAACTCAGAATACGTTGAAAATAAACTTTGACTACCATTTACCTTTTCTATTATTTTTGAGCTAGAATTATGGGAACCACCAGTCATGAAGACCTCTTCTTTATCATTTGTGTAATGTATGTGATATTCTAAACCAGGTTGTACAGAACCACCATGTGTATACCTAAATTCACCTAATTGAGTCACA